ACCAATGTTGTGTCCATGGTAAAGGGTTGTTTGTTGAAGAGATATCATATATAGGTTTTAATCCTATTGCACGAAGTCTCTTGTTTGCAATATACTCAACATAGTTTCCTAGTAGTTGTGTAGAAAGACCAATCATTGAACCATGTTGGAATAGAAACTCAGCCCATTCCTTCTCTTGTTCTACTGCGTCTTCATACATTTTGTATACTTCGGATTCACAATCTTTCATAACCTTATTCATTATTGGGTCATTCTCTTGATTTTTATATGCCTTAAGTATGTGTTGTGATATTGCAAGGTGTTGTGATTCGTCTCTTGCAATCAGAGAGATAATCTTTGCACTACCTTCCATAAGTTTAAGTTCTCCAAAACCAAAACTACATGCGAATGACACAAAGAATCTAAGTCCTTCTAATATGTTAACTGATATAAGTGCAAGATATAGTGCCTTATAAAGGTCATAATCGTCTACTTTTAATCCAAGTAATCTTCTACGACCTAGTGCTATAAACTCATCATACTTTTCAGTGACCATTTCTGCACGTTTTACAATTGCCTCTTCGTCTATAATTGTATCAAATATCTCTGAAGGATTACTATACACATTCTTTATAACATGAGTATAGGAGCGTGAATGTATAGTCTCCATAAAATCCCAAGTTATAATACATGACTCCAGTTCGGGTAGAGAGACAAATGGTAAGAATGCTATGGATGGCGCCCTACCCTGCACTGAATCTAAAAGTGTTTGGTATCTTAGGTTAGAAGTAAAAATATGTTTTTGTGCATCAGATAATGAGTTGTAGTCACTTCTATCTTTCTGTAGAGATACCTCTTCGGGTCTCCAAAAGAATCCTAATTGTTTTTGAGTGAGTTTATCAAATATAGGATACTTGAACTCATCAAATCTTTGTGTGTTAAGTGACTCTCCGAAGAATATCTTATTCTTTTTGAAGTCTACATTTTTTTTATTAAATACTGTCATTTTTATGCTCTTTCTATATGATAATAGTTATTGGAATATTTTCTTTTATCCTTTTCTTTATTCCATTCTTGGGCAAATCTTTTAAATTCTTCTGATTGTTCATTACCTGTATGATATCTAGTTGGTCTTCCATCGTATGCAAGAACATTTCTTAAAGTTGGCATATTGGGTTCAACATCAGTCATTGCGCCTGGAGCCTCGTTTAACATACCTAGTTCATTGAACCAATGACAAAACATGTGGTATGTATAGTCTCCGACAAAAGTATCTCTCCAATGAATCACATTCGGGCCTTGATACAATAACAAATCTCCAACCTCTAATGTAATACATTTCATACTAGGGTCTTTCTTTCGTTCTCTTAAAGGAACACCTTGAGACATGTCTACTATTTCTTGGTGTTCAAATGGAGACCCATCTTCTTTTTGTACATAGTTGTCATCATTCTTGACCCATATCTTCCATGGAGAACCATCATCTGACTTATAGTCTAAACATATGGTAGAACTAACTTCACATGAAGGTCTATCAGTATGTGCAGTTAAATATGCACCTCTATCGTACTTTCTAGTGTAAGTATATGTTTCCTTTAAAGATAAATCTATAACTTCAGATAATCTTTTTGTTAAGTAATTGTGCATCATAACACCCATAGGACTAGTGTGACCCCCATGAGATTTAAATAGTGTCTCGGGTGGAGATTCATGAATTATATCTTCTTCTAAAACAAAAACTGCATCATGGACTTGTTCGTTATGTTCAATAGTCTTCCATACGTCCATAGTCATATCAATGATTTCTTGTGGTATAAACTTTCTTAAAACCACATATCCCTTTTCCATAAAGTGTAAAGTTTCTTCATTCGTCCAACCAATTACAGATTTTTCTTTTGGGTCATCTGTAATTCTTTTTATTTTTACTGTTTTATCTTTATATTGCACAGGCGTCACAATCCTCCTCATTGTCTTCCTCTCCTAATGGTAAAGGAGTATCTTCAATTACATCTTCAGTCTTACCGTCCATAGTATTCTGATAATATGATGTTTTCCAACCGTATTTATATGTGTTGAGTAAATCTTTTGCCATAACTGATATTGGAACTTCTCCGTTATCATAGTTCTCGGGATTATAAGACCAGTTTCCACTAATTGCCTGGTCAAAGAACTTCTGCATTACTGCAACAACATTTATATATCCTTCATTAGAAGGCATATCCCATAGTAGTGTATAACTATTCTTTAAATGTGAGTATTGTGGTACGACTTGTTTTAGTGTTCCCTTTTTACTCTTCTTAACTGATAAGTAATCTCTTGGTGGTTCAATACCATTTGTTGCATTAGATACAACACTAGAACTCTCTGAAGGCATTTGTGCAGACAATGTTGAATGTCTTAAACCATATTCTTTTATGTCTGTTCTAAGTTGTTCCCAATCATATCTTAATTTAGGATTTGCAAGTTCATCTACATCTTTCTTATAGTGGTCTATTGGTAATAGTCCTTGTGCATACTTAGTTCTATCAAAGTATTCACATGCACCTCTTTCTTTTGCAATATTATTAGATGCCCTTAGAAGGTTGTATTGAAATGACTCTGTAAGTTCATGTACTAGTTCCCATGCCTTAGGGTCGTCATACTTAACCTTGTTCTTTGCAAGGAAATGTGCGAGTCCAATGTATCCAATACCAAGACTTCTTCTTGCAAGTGTTGACCTCTCTGCGGCCTCTACTGGGTATTGTTGGTAGTCAATAAGTTCTTCTAATCCTCTGACTGCGAGGTCACATAGATTCTCTAACTCTTCTTCCTTAATAATACCCACATTGACAGCACTCAATATACACAATGCAATTTCACCTTCACCGTCAATATGTTCTATCGGGTCTGTAGGTAAAGTAATTTCTTGACAAAGATTACTCATGTTTACTTTGTCAAGGAAACTACTATGTTCATTACAATGGTCAATATTCATAATATATATTCTACCAGTCTCTGCACGTTCTTTTAGTAAATTTGTTATTAGTTCTCTTGCACTAACTTTTGTTTTTGGTATTGATGTTGCACGTTCATACTTTTCATAAAGTTCATCAAACTCGGGTGTACCAAATGCATCATATAATCCTTCTACATCATTTGGAGAGAATAATGTTATCTCTTCATTTGCAAGAAATCTTTTGTAGAACAATTCAGATAACTGAATAGAGTAATCTAACTTTCTAACTCTGTTATCTTCTGTTCCTTTGTTATTCTTTAGGACAATAATGTCTTCGATTTCTTGGTGCCATATTGGGAAATGAACTGTTGCACTTCCTCCTCGGACACCGTTTTGAGTGCAACAACGAACTGTTGATTCAAATTTTTTAAGGAAAGGGACAACTCCTGTATGTTGGACTTCACCTCCTCTAATCCTTGAACCGATTCCTCTAATTCTTCCAGCGTTGATACCGATACCTGCCCTTTGTGCAACATATCTTCCGATAGCCATATCAGACGAGAAGATACTCCCGAGAGTGTCGTCTGAGTCAACGAGTACACAACTTGCAAATTGTCTAAGAGGAGTTCTAACTCCTGCCATAATTGGAGTAGGGATATTGATTTTGAATGTTGAGATTGCGTCATAATACCTCTTTGTATAATCTAATTTGTTTGTATAGTTTCTGAACAACACCATTGCAATTAACATGTACATAAATTGTGGTGTTTCAAATACAATATTTGCAGACCTATCTTGTACTAAGTACTTGTCTACTATTTGTTGTAATCCTGCATAAGTAAAGTCTGTATCTCTACCATGTTTGATATATTTGTTTAACTCTTCTATTTCGTCTTCAGTATAGTGATTTAATATATCTCCATCATACACACCATAGTCTATGTTTCTTTGTATGATTTCTCCTAATGGTGGATATATCTCTGAATCTTTCCATTTAGTATTGAACACTTGTTTCTGTATTCCAAATAGTAGTAGTCTAGCTGCAACAAATTGGTAATTAGGGTTTTCTAGTGTAATCAAATCACTTGCAGACTTAACTAAAATTTTCTGAATTTCTTGTGTTGTAATTCCATCATAGAATTGTAATCCACTATTCATTTCAACTAATGATTCTGATACACCTGTAATACCTGCACAGGCCTTTTCTACCATTCTATGAATCTTATCTAAATTTATATCTACCTTTGACCCATCTGACTTAACAACTCTTATATCTGCATTCATACTTTCTTATATTCCTTAAATTTTAACTTTGCCTGTAGACCACTAAATGTAGACTTATCTATTATACTCTTAACTTCTTCCTTTGTCAACCCACTCATTACCATTTCGTTAATATCTTTTAAGTCATGTACTCTTTTGTCATTCCACAAACATACATTGAATCCTAAGTCCACAACTTCTTCTATCTTCTTAAGTATTTCAATATTCCTAGGCTCGTTATCATATATTATTACACTGTTTGATTTTATATCACTGTCTATTTTCTTAAAGTCACTACCACCGACTGCAATACTATTTGGTAGGAATAAACTATCAATCGGGCCTTCGGTCACATAGATAGTTTTTGTTTTGTCCACGTTATCTAGATTGAAGATGAGTGGAAGGTCATCTCTGAATCTCATAGTTAAGTATCTAAGTGGAGAGTTATTGATTGCTCTGCCACTGATACCTATGAGTTCACCATCTCTGAGAAATGGCAATACAATTCTTGGGTCTGTTCCTAAAACTCTATCTTTATACTTAGGTGATAAGAAAGATAAAGATTGTGGATTTTCAGTAAACCATAAATCTTTGTAATGGTGTTTTGGTATTTGTCGTTTACTTAGATATTCATTTGCAATTGCAACTTCATCACAATTTTTACAAATAAATTTCAAGTTCTCAATACTCATTACACCCTTATGTTCTGTATTTAGTAATTCTTTTTTTGGAGTGAACTTAAATGCATTCGCACTTGGCATTCTTCTGTTATCACTCTTTTTCTTACCGTGTTTTTCTGTTATAAGTTCTTTAACAAACTCTTTATGTACGGTTGGAAAATGGTCTTTGATAAAAGACTGAGAAGATGTGGACTTACCACAATTATGACATTTATATACAAAAGACTGGTCTACAACAAAGTGATAACCTCTGCATTTGTATGTATTTTTTTGTGAATCGCCACAATAATTACACCGATGATTCAGTGTATTATCATTCTTCCATTTGGCTTGGTCTAATTGAACCATAACCATAGAAAGGTATTTCCTTTCTAACCATAACATGCATTTAGTATAACACTAAATGCACATTATTTCAAGGGGTTTTTAGGACTATTCTGCGTCTATTAATGCTTGTACTTCTGCGATTTGAGCTGTATTAGTTGCAAGTGACTCGTCATATGATACTTTTTGTGCATCATCATCTGCCATTTCTGCATACCCATCAGGTTGTACAGGTGCTCCTGCACCTTCAAACCAAGCTTTTCTATCTGCAAGACTAGTCTCGACTTTAGGAATTGTGATTACAACTCCATTTGGGTCTGTATAACTATCTGACATATTGTTCTCCTAAGTTAATATTAACCTATTATTTATCTTTTGACAAGTCTAGAACCTTCTTTTTTGGTACTTGTAATACAATTTTTTGTGAAGGCATAAGTGGTTTCTTTTTATTACCTGTAATAGGGTGTTGAATAAGTCCTATTGAAGTCACCAATAGTAGCACTGCAAGTGGGTCAAACACAAAGATAAGTGCATAAATGACCCATCTAACTGCGTTGTCAAGATACTTGACACTTTCCTCTTGACCGTATATCACCTCTGCAACATACTTAATCGGCCCTATTTTAGAGTCTTGTTGTAATTGTTTTCTCTGTATGGGTAGTTTATCTTCAGTATATCCAGTAATTAAACCAATTGAGGTATCTATATCTTCTGCAATTTGTTTTCTCTCGTCTCTCTGTTGTCTATTGATATAGTTTCTATCTTGTGGTCTACCAGTAGATAGCACTAGGTCTAAGTTTGCAACTCTATCTTGATATCTTTCTATCTTACCTTTCTCTGCGTTTATTCTAGTGTCAAGTATAGATAATTCTAAGTTGTTTCCATCACCAACTAATGACACTTCAATGTTTGCCTTGGATAGATACCCAAAAATACCCAATGAAGTAATTAACATTAATACTCCAACAGAAGTAAGGAGATACCATTTAAGGTAGTTCATTTTATCCCATGCAAGGTGAAGATATGCAGCCGTGACTAGTTTACCAACTTCTAATGCAGTCATCATTACTATAGTTCCAAGATATGCACCTGCGAATATAGTTGCCATACCTATAACTGAAAAGTATGCGGCGATACCTGCAATAGTTATAGATGTTATTAGGGCTATATAATTCAAATATTTAATCATAATTTACTTGCGTCTGTATATCTTATCAAAGACAAGATTTGGGACATGTTTTTTCTTTTTACGAACAATAGGTACGTCTGTTGATACTGCACTTCCTGTTGCATTCATAGGTGCATCTTCAGTTAATTTATCTGTTTTGAAATAGTCTTTAATTGTATCTGCAATCATATATGCACATTGTTTATCTGAAGGATAGTGTACTCCTGCATTCACTCGTCCCTCTGCACTCATGTCAGCCGCCTTGAGAAGGTATTTCTTTTGTGCAGGGTACTTTTCACCATAGTAATGTGCGACCATTCGTGCCTGTAATGCATGATTAGAAGGATATGCAGGGGAACCTGTCGTCTCTAATGTTTCGTATGTAAACTTATCAATTCCTAATTTCTCTGCAATTTGTCTAGGTCTTGGTCTATTGAACTTGTTCTTATAATATCTACCAATGTGTTTAGCACTGTCTGTAATGCGTTCTATGTCCTTTAAATCATACTCTAGGTCTTGACCATCCAAGTGTTCCTTTATATAATAACAAGTATCTTTATTTGTGTGTATGTAGACCTTTTTATTGAAATCTGATAACATTTCTCTTCTATCAATTATTTCATTGATTTCTCCGAGTGTTTGTCTTGAATCGTTTTTAGGTGGTTCGGGGACTTTCATGTCCAACCACTTATCGTCAAAGAGTTTATCTGCCTCTTTCTTTTTAAATTTTTTAGGTGGGTCTTTATCGAATACTAAATCATTAACCTCTAGTATATTCTTAATATAAGTCATCTGCAGTCACCAACACCCTATCCTCTTCAATCTTGCCAACATATAGTTTGATTCCATAGATAATACTATGTTCTCCCACTAATTGTATTTCAGTTTTTTCAGGATAAATTTTGTCGTTTTGTTCTTTTAATTGTCGTCTTAGTCTATAAGTCTCTCCTACCAATCCAGTAGGAATCTTTGCAGCTTCAGTTAAATCTTCTACCTCTAGTAAACCATATTCTTTGAGATACTTATAAAAGTCTTCACATAGTTCATCAGTCTGACTTGCAGTCATTTGAGTTTCTTCTTTTAGTAGTGCAAGTGCAATAGCATATGATGCAAATTTAGATTTACCGAATGGTACTTTTTCTATAACTCTTTTAAGATTAAACACTAGTCGGTCTAACATAGTGTATGCAGCCTTTTCGTCTCGAGTCTCTACTTTTCTGTCTTTTTGTCTCACACCCATTCTATCAATAAGACCTAACTCATATGCTTTAGTCTTTTCAAAAGGTGTTGTTAACATCTTTATAATCTTAAAAACTATTAATGTGTTGATTAACTTACTCATACTACTATTTAGGTGTTTAGAAAGGTTAAAATGGTGCTGGTTGTCGGGTTCGAACTGACGACCTACTGATTACAAATCAGTTGCTCTACCAACTGAGCTAAACCAGCACACTATAAATCTCTTAATCTTTCTACCAATTCGTCTTCTAATGGAATATCAGGTCTCCATGTCTCTTCTATGTATCCTAAGTACAACAACATGGTTTTAATTGAACACCAATATCTTGGTTCCTTTATCTTAAACTCTAACATTCTCATACATGCATCATACCCAAAAACATTAAATAATGTTATGATATGATTCAACATGAGTCGCTCTCTCATTTCTCCTGATTCATAGTATCTATGAAGTAATCGTTTGAAGTATCTGAACCTACGTAAGTCCTCCTCGAAGTCTTCCATGTCTTCGCATTGAGGGTCGTCATAGTTCTGTAGTGCGAATGCACTAAAGTTTTTTGTTGTTAGTTTGTCAAATAGACCCATAATATAATTAAATTGTATTTACACTATTATATAGTGTAAGAGAAAGATTTACCCTAACTCACCGTATACTTTGTAAGAACCTGTTTCTAATTGTTCGTATCTAATGTTTAGGTTGTAAACTACTTCTTCTTTTTCAATTTCATCAATAGGTGTATCTACTGATTTACCCATGATTTGACCATATCTTGAGAATGGCATTGTGAATGAACCAGTTCCTTCAGTAAACTCTACGTCTGAAGTTTCATTTCTTGGGTCTTCTGATGGTACACTAGTTCTATTTAATCCCAATAGAGATAGTTTCGCTTCCATTTGTTTAACTGCAGACATAGGATTTAAGTACTCTGATACTGCAGTGTGTCCTAAGATTGCATTAATTTTGTTCTTAACATCTGCGTCATTAATATCATAAGGAACTTTCTCTGAAGTTCTTAAATCTATTCCTTGTGCTTCTGTTATAAAATTTTTAAATGATTTCATAATTTTTCCTATTGATTATCGTAGAAATTTTTATTTAATTCTCCACGAATTATTGTTTCACCAATTTTTCTACACTTAATGTAGACTCTTTCAGTATTACCACCAATTGATGTAAATGTTCTAATACCGTTTGCAACTGTACCATTCGAATCGGAGTATGTATCTGCATCTGATTTAGTTGCAGTATTTTCATACTCCCATATGTTATTCGAACCAGTTATCGTGACCCAAGCCATGATTAACTAATAGTAATGTCTGCGTATGTACCTGTTCCAGTAGCACCTAATCTGTCACCAGTGGCAAATGCCTTATCTGATACAGTAGAAGTTCCATTATCAACAATAGTTCCTGTTATAGAACCAGCACCGATTGATAAATCTTCTGCTTGAGATGGGACTGTAAATGTGAACTCACCATTGTTAACACCAGTTTGTGCAGCTGCAGTTGCAGTGATTGAACCAGTGACTGAACCAGTGACAACTAATGTTGCACCGTTAGTGATATCTACATTTTCATTCCAGTTAACAACAACAGTTGCAGTGTCACCTTGGTCATATGATGCAGCCTTGAACCATACTCCAGTGATTGTTGCCTCTGCAATTGCAGTTGCAAGGTTAGTAGCAGAACCTACTGCAACAAGAACTTCTTCTAAGTTTCTTGAACCAACAGTTTTCTTTAATACCCAACCTTCTGCTTTTGCAATAGTGTTGTTTTTATCTTCCTGTTTTAGGTATTTTGGTTTAGACTCTGCGCCGTCTGTAATTCCCCAAAGTGCCATTTTTTTCTCCTATTTTGAAACTTTTAACACTGCGTCAAAAGTCTTTTTGAAAGACTTAGCGTCTTTCTGTAATAACTGTATGTATTTATGCCTAAGAGGTGCCTTAACTTTCATTAAAGTGTCATAAACTTTAACTGCATCGTCCCTTTTGACCTTAGTTTTCTTATTGTCGTTGGTTGATACTTCTCCGTCTTTGACATTAGATAAGTCTCTGAACTGACCTAACTGTACAAATACATTCTTATCTGCCCATGATTGTGTACCAGTGGACTTGTCTGATAATGCACCTACAGCAGTTTTGATGACTTCATCTTCACCTGCCTCTGCATATTTACCATTTGCCATTTTAGAGATTTTCTCTAATTTTTGTCTAAGTTCATTTTCATTCTTAGATTGTGATACTGCACGAGCAACTTTCTTATTCCCTGCATCAGACATCATTCCAAAATCACCGATTTTCTCCATGATTTTTTTGACTTCCATTGCAGACTTCTTAACATATCCAAGTTTCTTCAATTTCTCTTTGAAGATTTTATATCTTGCATCTGCTGTGAGCATTTTTTCCATTAGTCTCTATCCATATCGATAACACCATCAAAGTTTCCTCTTTCGATACCACCCATGTAAGCAAATATTGCCTGTTCAGCATCTACTAGACCTTGATATATTGCATTTGGATTTCCTGATGTAGAAGTTCCACCTGTTTCTGCCGTGTATTGCATACCATCTTGCATCTTTGCAACTTTATGAATTGCCTTTTGCATATCTTTACAACTTTTTATTTCTTTCTTTCTGTCAAACTCTTTACCTTCAAACTTAGTTGGTTTGTACATAGGTATTCTAGCTTCGTCTAAGTCTACTGTTGTCTCTTCTTTATTGAGAATCTTTTGAGTGTTTACTTTACCAATAAGTTGTAAGATAACGTCTCTTGATTTAAGAACTGCTTCGTAATCTTTATTGTATTTTGTGTTCGTAAGTTCTTTGTCACCCATACGAGCAATCTTCTGATAACCTTTTAGAACTGCCTGCATATCTTTAGATAGTTTTTTCAGTGCATCAACTTCTTGTTGTTTGATTTCATCCAGTTCTACTGGTGTATTATGTTCTTTGATTGTTTGAACTAAACTTTTATATGACATATTATTTCTCGTCAAAGTGTGATATTGTTGAAGGGTCTCCGAATGAGGATTTACCTCTTGCAACTGAATCGAAGTCTCTGAGTTTCTTCTTAGTTCCACTCATAACGATTACTGTATCGTCTCTACCTTTGTCCATAGTAATCTTTAAACCCATCATCTTAGCAGACTTTTTAAATTTCTCTTCTTCAGGTCTCTGCATCTTCTTAACTCTGTAAGTAATCATCTCTTCGTTAAGATTCTCTTCCCACATGTCTCTGTATGCATCCATAACAGATTCATTTTTCTTTTTCTTTGCGATTGCAATTGCGGCCTGTTGTGCAGATGCCATTTCTGTTGTTAGAACTTTTGGTTTGAATTTCTTTAACACTTCTTTGTGTTGTTTAGTCATATCTTTTTTACCAGCATCGATTGCAAGTTCACCTTGACTTAATCCGTCATCGTTGATGTCTAGTTTAATTAACTGTTGACTTTTAAAGTAGTCTAATGCTTTCTGAGCATCTCTTTTGTTTTTGAATTTGTATTCTACATACTCTACTGTTTCTTGTATGTTATCACCTTGTTGTAAGAATTTTCTTGCTTTTACTCTGTCATGGTAAACAAAAGTATGCATCTTACCAGTCTTGTCATCTTTAACTGTATAACCTTTTGAGTCTTTCTTTACGATTTTACCCATGTGCTTTGCACCAGTTTTATCGTAATAGTCTAATTCTAAACCTACTCTTGCCTCTTTCTTACCTTCAGTTCCCATTCCATGTCTTGCGGCTGTTCTGTAGTTCTCTGATACAGTTTCTTCTTTGATTGGTTCTGCATAACCACCACCGTGGTCTTCTGCAGTCTTTAGTGTGGATAACTGTTTGTATAGTGGTGCAAGGTCATGATTTGGGTCTTTAGTAAACTTTGCATAGATACTTAGTTTATATGCACTTGAACCTTCTTGAGGTGTTCCAAATACTTTGTTTCTTGGGTGGTCTTTGATATCTAATTTATGTTTCTTAGAATAATCCATGACCATTTTCTTTGCCTTTGCAAAGTCTTTCTCTTCTCCATTTCCTCTGAATTGGATATACATGTCTATTACTCTTTCACTACCTTTTGGTAGGTAAGGTTTAAATTTTTCTGATACTACGTCTTCGTTTGCTAATCTTAATGCATTTGCAACATTCTTATTTTTTGATAAACCTCTTTTGATTTTTTCAATTTTTTTAACAGCACCTGTCATATTACCACCCATTGAGGTTGCAATATCTATTGCCTTTTGAATCATTGCACCTTGAGATATCTCGTTAAGAGATTCTTTTCTTGCGAGTTCTTTTAATTCTTGAAATAAATTCATTTCAACTCCTATGCATTTAATATCTTGTCGATGAAGTTTTCTGCATCATCTTCGTTTTTAATTTCACCGTTGTCGAATCCCCATGTTAGGAGTTCATCTTCTACTTTAGAAGGTAAATCTTTACTGTTTTTTCGCATGGCCTCAATATCTCTTTTGTATTTTGTGACTAACTTTTTCCAATCGTTATCTCTTGGAAACATTTTGACGACTTTCTGAATGTTTTCGTCTAACAGTTCTTCGTTAACTTTTTTTTTTGATTCGTCTTCTTCGGTTTTACCTTTGTAGTTTTTGTCTACATAGTCAAAGAATTTTTTCTTTTCTTCGTCTGATTTAAATTCTGCAGGTGAAGTCACACCAAATTTTTTAAGTGCAGATTGAAAAAAGTCTTCATAATCTTTACCCTGTTTGAGTAAAGTTTTAGAAGCTTCTAATAAGTCTTTAGGTAGGTCATGTATCATTGGTTTAGTTCCCCTTTGTCGAAATAGTTAAATAACTTTTCTTTATTGTTTTCATTAAGTTCCATAGATTTAGCAAGTCTACCTAACATATTCTTTTCTGTCAACTTTTCTATTGTTTTTTCTACTGAAAGTTTTTCTTCTATAACTTCAACTTCTTCAGGTAATGGTTTAACACCTGCATCTTTGAACATTGCCATTAGTTTATTGTTGGTAGGTAGTGTAATCTTTTTCTCTTTACCTAACTGAACAATTAACTTTTCGAATCCTTTTGGGTTTTGTTTCTGCATTGATTGGACTACTTTGACACCAGTCATAGATAGCATCTTTGCAACACCGTATTGTGAATCTTTATCACCTTTAAGATTGAATAACTTATCAATCATTGCACCAGCAGATGCTTCTAATAGAATATCTTCTTCTATTACTTCTGTTTCAAAAAGTCTAAGTTCTGCCTCTATCTCTTCGTCAATTATTTGTTCAGCAGATTTTTCTATTGAACCTTCTTTTAATTGAACATGAGAACGGACTTGTTCTAATGATTCTTTCCAGTTTTCTGATTTATAACTCATAGTACTATTATTTATATAATCGGGAACCTTATTACGAGGTCTCCTTCACCTTTTATTACTCGATGGTACTCCATTTTAGTTATAGAGTAGTCATCACCTACTTTTAATTCTACTGGAAGTTTATCTTCTTTCTGCAACTTCCATTTTGAACCTTCTAATATATGTATGGTTCTATTTTTAGTGTCTCTGTGCCATACTAGGTCTTCTTCTGATACATCATGTGAAAACCTTCTAACCACAAACTTTAAACCAGTTCCATGTTGTTCTAGAATCTCTTCTGTATAAGGATTAGTCATCGCCTGGATAGTAATTGTCGGTTCTTTCCCTATAGCCATAGAAACTTCCTTCCTTCTCATTCTTTTTTGCATCAAACACCCCTAACACATAGTTATCTGCAACATCTTCTGCATAAGATTCACTATGGTTATGAACCTGTCTAGTTTCTATTAGAACATTATCTTTCGCTAAGTCAACTTCAAAACCTTCTGAAGTTAATCGGACTGTTGCAGTCCTGTTATCATTTCTGTATTCGTGTATCACTTGACTCATAATTATCTCCTTATATTTAGTCTACCAAAAGAAAGACCCACCACCACTCAATCCGAGTTGTTTTGCATAGTGTGGTAATCTACATGCCCAGTATCCTGCCTTTGTTTTGTCATTCTGTTGGTCACATTTATGACGAGCGGCAAAAGACTTTCTTGCGTCTTTGTTATTTAATTTAACTTTAAGACCTGTAGTGTCTCCCCATGATATTTTTTTGACCTTGTCTCCGTCTTTAACATAGACATAGTACTTCTTAGACCCACCGACTTTTGGTTTGTTGAGTTCAGGTTCCTTTTCTTCTTCTTCAACAATCATAGGACAATCTAAAGGTACTAATTCACCTTCACATATATCAAACTCTCCTAAATCAGTCTCTAAAATTTGTTTGTCGACCTCTGTAAGTGTGTATCGACCTTCGTTTAATCTCTTTCTTGCCTCTTTGATTACCTCAAAGTACATCATAGAACCCAATCTAAACGGATTGTCTAATAGATTAGTATTAGACTCTTGAAGTGTATCAAGTGTTTCGTTGATTGCAAGTTCTTTAAATGTTTTCATTACCCACCAGCTTTCTTTGCGAGGTCTTTATCTGCTTTACCCCATGTTCCACTACCTTTAGTGATAAAAGAATTAACACGTGCATGTCCCCATTGCTCAGGAGTTGTGCCTGGTCTATGTCCAGTCTTCCATGCGGCGACTCCACGGTTGTATACTTGTTTTAGAATACCGACTGATATACCACTCTTTTCTGATTTCTTTTTAAGAGATGCATCTGCATTCTCTTCTATCTCTTCCTTTTTATTTCTTTTCTCGTAGTCTTTGATAGATTTTCTTGCAATTTTAATCATTGATTTTTGATGTGCTTTCTGTTGAGACTTAGTTTTTTCTCTTTGTCTGTCTGCAAATCCTTCTTCTACTGATTCGTCAAAATTAACATTAAGTCTTTTTGAATGTTTCTTCAACAAGTCTTTGACCTTCATATTTTTGTTTTTTGGATTTGCAAACTCATCTGCCAATATATCATCTGACAATATGTCGTAATCCAATTTATCATCAAAGTCTTGACCTTCTTTAGAACCTACTT